CTCATTTTTTTAATAGTCTTCTTTGCTAATAATTCTAACATTTTTTCAGCATTTCTTGTTAATCTCCCTTGTGCTTTTGACACTATAATCTCGACATAGAGATCCTTGTTATTTAAATAAATGGCTCATGGATTAATTTTTGGAATAAAAAACCTTTTCTGGATTTTTTATTTAATTCTATTAGTTTTTTAATTTGTTTTGATGATACTCCTGTAAATTTTACAGCAATTAATTTATATAAAAAGTACATTATTAGCTTTATTTTTTTTAGAGATTAAACTCTTGAGGCTATTTACTTCATGTTATATATTAATTTATTGAAAAAGTTTATAAAACAAAAAAACCCTCTTAAAAGAGGGTTTTTAATTTAATTTTTATTTATTATAATTTAATTCTTTCGTTATATTGAAGTTCTTTAATTCCGTTTAATTCAGAATCAAGATTTTTTCTTCTTTTTTCTAAATTTACAAGAGCTGTTGAAAGTACTTCAGATTCACCGATCATTTTAATTGATCCTTTGACTTTATCAATGTTAAAGGTAACATCTTCTAATTTAAGTGATATTTCTCTTTCTTTATCTTCTAATTTCTTTTTAACGATTATTTCTTTCCCTAATTTATTTTCATAAAAATAAGTTAAGTCATAGTTTAATTCATTTCTAACTTCATTAACCAATTCAATAGCACTTTCATATTTAAAAAATGAGTTACCATATCTCTCATCACATCTGTATAAGTATGTTGAGTTTTTATAGTTGAATGCGAAACATTCTAAATAAGGATTAATTAGGTTATTAATTCTTTTTACAACATCTAATTCAACAAATTTATCTAAGTTAGAAGAAACTTCTAATAAGATTGGATAAAAGTTTTTATTTACAATAGGGACAATAGGAGAAGAGAATAAAGATTCCAATGTAGTATCTCCATTTAATTCATCATCATTAATAAAAATTCCTCCTTTTTTAGAAACAGATAATCCCAAAGTTAAATATTCAGAAATTCTAAAGTTGATTCTGTCTTCAAGAATAGAAGCATATTTCATAGCAGTTTCTAAAGTTCTTAAACTCATTAATTCTTTTTCATCTTTAATGTGATTTTCAAGTAATGTTTTTTCAATTGTATTTTCATTTAAAATAAACCAAGAGTCTTTGATAAGTGCGATGTGACCATCTTCAACTGATTCAACTAGTGAATAAACCGATTCTCCTTTACCACCACTCAAAAGATTACTTCTTTTTTCTGGTGATGTAGTTAAGTTATGTACAAACAATTTAATTTCTGGAACCCAGTCATAAATAGCCAATTCGTTAAGAATTTTAGACATTCTGTCTTGGTCAGATTCTAAATTAATAGTCTGTAAAAGAACATTAATTGGTTGTCTGTATAATTCACCTTGGTTTTTTGTATTTAAAACACTATATAAATTTTTCAATTCATATAATAATTCATAATTGGCCATATCATCACTTAGACCTTCTAAAAGTCCTTTAACATCTCCATCATATTTATAAGGTTTCAATTTCTCATTTAATGAATTGATGATCAGCTTTTCAGAGTGCTCGTTGCAAGCATTCATATGTCCTTCTACTATAAAAGATATCTCTTCTTGATCAAGTGTAAGATTCTTTTTGAAGTTAAACAATTCTAGTTTAAGATTCTTCATATTTTAAAATATTATTTTTTCTTTATTACTATATATTAAGACTAAAAAGTCAATTTTTGTCGCTTTTTTTTTAAGCATTTGGGTTCGGTGGTCTTGGATTTGATCCACCACTCGATCTTTCTCTTGACCTTAGTATGTTATTAAACCATCTTGTTCTTTTTGGTGCTATTTGATAGTAATCTGGGTCATTTGTGAGTCTACCATTACTTATAACCTGGGCAGCTCCAGTTCCAAATGGATTTCCAGTTGATGCAGTGTCGTAAAAACTATTTGTCATTCCAAATACGCCATTTCCGCCTCCAATTCCATCAGGTGGTGGAAAAACTAATGGGTTAGCAAATGGATATGGTAAACCACCCGGATAACCTGATATTGGGTCACCCGTATAATGATTAGAAACTGTTGATCCGGTGCCAGTATAATGATTATTATTATTGACTCCTGGGCCTGTATATTCAGTGCCTCCAACGGAACCAAAATTTGGATCAATAGACCCGAATAAATCACTTACTCCTCCATTTATAGTAAATCCATTTAAATCACTCATTCCTGTCCCTTCGTAAGTTGGTTTTCCGGTAGCGCTTACTCTATCTTTTCTAAATGCTGGGTAATAAGTACTTACTTCAAAAGAAACCTTTAATTGTATATTATTATCCGATGTTAGATTTTTTTCTCTTGCCATTTCAATTTGGTTTGTATCCGGCATTAAAATAACAGCATCTATGTTCATGAAATTATGTTCAAAATACATAAACTTATAAATCCACATTGTGTCCATAATAGCTTGCGCGCATTTGAATGTATCTAGCTCACTCGCAAGTGTTATTGTTAAATCATAATTTACACTAATTGGAATCGCTCTTACCTTAGCTAGTACTTTTCTTATTTCTTGATCATTCTCAACAACCATTCTCAGCCAAACATTTGGATTGGCAAATTCATCAGATTTAATATTAAATCCGGTCATTGTTAAATGACCTCTTGGTATATTATCTGTGTTTAGTTCAATGAATCTATTCTCTGAAACTATATCATCTGAAAATGAATCTAATAAGAATCTTTCATCTCCTGTTAATGAATAATAAAATGGTACCTCAACAGCTAAATCTCCAGATGAGAATCTATTCACCCATTTTACTTGTCCCTCTAGCGTATCTAATACACAAACTGTAAGATCGCGAAAGAAGACGTCCTCAAAATTAAACTTTTCTCCTAACATAAAATTATATATTAAAAAACTTACTCCTCGAAAAAAATATAACTTATCTAATTATTATAATATAATATTTATGAGTGGAATAAACAATTTATTACTTTGGGAAAAATGGAGACCAAAGTCTGTTGATGATATTATCCTTTTGCCTAGAGTCAGGAAAAACTTTGAGAATGGGTTAAATCAGAATTTCATTTTTCATGGACATTTTGGGACAGGGAAAACCTCTTTGGCTAGAATTCTAATCGGTAAATATTCAAAAGATAAACCATTTTTGGAACTTAACAGTTCATTATTTACATCTATTGATGTTTTGAGAAATGAAATAGAAGACTTTTGTAAATTTAGACCAATGATGTCTACTGATAGTGATATCAAATATATATTTTTGGATGAGTTTGAAAGAGTTTCTCCTCAATTTCAAGATGCTTTTAAGGCTTTTATTGAGAAGTATAACAGAAATGTCAGATTCATAATAACAACAAATCATATAAATAAAATATCCGATGGTATAAAATCTAGAATACCACAAGTTAACTTTGATTGTGTAAATGTTGAAGAAGAAAAGTATCTAAAGCAAGAAATTTATAAAAGAATAAATAATGTAATTCTACCAAGTGAGAATAAAGAAATTTCAAAAGAAGAGTTGGTTTCTATTATAACAAAAAAGTTTCCGGATTTTAGAAGTATAATGGTGGATGTTCAGGGTTACTTATCTACCGGATCATCTACATCAAGTTCTTTGGTTGTTTCAAATAAAATAAAATTAGAGTTGTATAATCTAATTTATGATAAAGGTGTTGATTATGAGAAAATGTATCACTACTTAATGAATGTTTTTACTAATGAGAAAATTGATGATATGATTAAATTACTTGGGAGACCATTCATAGATTGGTCTATTTCAGAGGGTAAGAATATTGATAAATTATTCCAATGTAATTATATTATTGCTGATTATACTGATAAATTAGAGACAAATACAGATCCAATAGTATTGGGCATGACAATACTGGGTAAATTTAGAGAAATACTTAACCAACATTGATAATTTAATATATAAATTATGGGAGCAGAAAGTTATAATTTCATTGATTTTTATATAGGATATCCGGGACATCCAAACTTTAGAAGTTTGGAACTAATCGAAGATGATATTGTTAGAGTTATTGTACAAAAATATGAGGTTATTATATTTACAAATAAGGGTGATCTTTTGGGAGATCCTAACTTTGGGGCTGATTTGACTAGACTATTACATGAAACTAGATTATCAGCAGAGTCTATAGAAAGTGATATAAGATCTCAGATATCTAAATATATAAAAGAGATAGATGAAATTGAGCATAATGTAACTGTTGATTTTTTTGAAGATCCTGAAAGATATCAAGAATACATGGTTGTTAATTTTACAATAGCTGGGTATGAAGTTTATGCTAGTGTTAAATAGGGCAACTACTAGCAGTATAGATATATTTATAATCTCTTTTAATTTTAACACCTAAACTTTCAGCTGTTGTAACTACATCTTCTAAACACTCAGAATCAGCGCCACCAACAATGGTAACCTCTCTTCCTTTTAATGAAATTAACAATTCATAAAGTTTTATAGGACAGTGAAACCAAACGTGATTGTTGTTTATAAAAGTAATAATAGTCCCTTCTTTGGTATTGAATATATCACCTTTCTTTAATGATTTTTCATCCTCCTTTTTACTAATCTCATCATATACTTCTTTATCTAAAATCTTTTTATAAAAATCCACATCAACATCATAGTTATATCTTTTTTCTATAAGGTCTTTTTGATTGGGGAAATGATAAAGGTCTTTATGAATAGGAATATCTGGATTTTCATCATATAGATAATCTTTATCTACGTTCTTACCATCAACATGATTATCAAATATTTGGTAGACAAATTGAAAAGTATTACAGTACTTTTTCAATTCATTCAAATACATTTCAGAGAAATATTTTTTAAATGACTTCTGAACATCAACTATAATAAGAGTATCAGTATTATAACTTTCAAAGGTTTTAATATATTTCATATAGAGTATATATTAAATAAAAAACCCATCAATTTCTTGATGGGTTTTTATTCATTGAATATTTTATAGATTAAAGAGGTAATTCTTCTTCACCTTCTTCAGTTTCTTCTTGTGCTTCTTCACCTTCTTCTTGTGCTTGTCCCTGAGCCTGTGGTTGAGCCTGAGGTTGAGCTTGTCCCTGAGCCTGTGGTTCTTCAAATTCACCTTCCTGAGCTTCACCTTGTGGTTGAGCCTGTGGTTGAGCCTGTGGTTGAGCCTGTGGTTGAGCCTGTGGTTGAGCCTGTGGTTGAGCCTGTGGCTGAGCCTGTGGCTGAGCCTGAGGTTGAGTCTGAGCATCTCCTTCAGTTTGTACCTGAGGTTGAGTTTCATCTTGTGTTTGTACTTGACCTTGAGCACCACCCATAATTGCATTACCTGGTATTTTCTCAACGTCTAAGTTGTTTAAATTGATATACTTAACAATTTCTTCAGCAATATCAACGTCACCAAAGAATTGACGAAGGTTTTTACCAGTTGTGTCTTTTACTTTTTTGACATAAGAATTGATTAGTGATTGTGGAATATCAATCATTGTTTTAACTTTATAGATATCGTTTACTTGAAGAACAGCTTCTTTAATAATCTCTTCTCTGTTTTTTGTAACACGGTAGCTCTCAAATGTTCTGATATGCTTCATTTTTTAATTATATTTTTTATAATGTATATATTAAACAAAAAAATCGTTTTTTCGCTTATTATTTTACAAGTAGAATAAGGAAAACTCCACCAATTAAACCTAGTACACCTGCTCCATATCCTATATTTCTTTTGATTTTTAGTGTTGTTATCTCACCTTTTAATATTTTAACTTTATCATCCATTTCTATTTTTTGCTTTTCACAATCTGTTGATAGATTAATCGCATTTGTTAATCTTTCTTGTAAATTTGCAATTTGTTTATCTTTATCTATGGAATTATCTTTATAGTTTTTTAAATCAATTTCTAATAATGTTATTGTTTTCTTTTGGTCATCAATTACTTTTATATAAGAGTTATTTAAATTCTCACAATCTATTGCTGCTTTTTCTAAAAGATCCAGTAATTCAAAATTATTATCAACTTTTTGAGCTTGTTCAATTGTCATCACAACTACTTTTTTACCCAAAGAGTCTATCTCTATTCTTGGATAGTCGATAGTTTGTGATAAGGAATTTGATATAATAAAAATATTCATAAGAATGAATATTATAAATTTCTTTATATTTGTTTTCTTCATGTTATTTTTTTAATTTTTCTTTAAGAGAGTTTATTAAATTTTGATCTTCTCTTTTTATTGGATCTTTTTTTAGTTTGTCGTATCTTTTTTTAGATTCTTCAGCTTTTTTCCTCTTATTATCAGCATCTTCTTTAGATTTTAATAATTCATTTTTAGCTTTTGTTAGATCCAATTCTAATTTTCTAATATCACCTTCTCTATCACTAATTCTTTTACTAACATTTAAGAAATCAACTTCTAACTTTTTATTTACTGTTTTAAGAGAATCTCTTGTTATTTCAATTTTTTTAATTATTTCATCAATATTTTTTATATCTTTTTTGTAACCAGATCCTTTTAGATACCACATTGATCCAAAAAATATACAACAAATTAAAAGAAATAATGTTAAAATTGAGTTAGCGTCTAATTTTATTTTCATCTTTGATTAACTTTTTTGATATATATAAAATAAAAACTGCTACTTTTAAAAAAAATTATTAACTTAGCTTTTTCAAATTAATAAATAAGATATGTATAACACTTTATATTCTTTTGACTTTGATGATACTCTTTGTCATACTATGAAACCCGAAGAGGGTGAGAAAATATGGCTTGATAAAAAAGCTACAGAATGGCCTTATAGGGGTTGGTGGTCAAAAGTTGAAACTTTAGACACTGATATATTCCCTACTCCGAAAAATGAGTGGGTTTATAAAAAATATTTAGATGCTTGTTCCGATCCTAGTTCTTATAGAATAATGGCGACTGGTAGATTGGATAAAATTCCAGGAATGAGAACCGCTGTTGAAAAAATCCTACATCAATATGATATGACTTTTGATGAAATTCATCTTAATTGGGGTAGTGATACTTTTAGATTTAAAACTTTATTATTCGAGCAACTGATTATAAAAACAGGGTGTAAACATTTTGTTATGTATGATGATAGATATGAACATTTGGTTAAATTTGAAGAATGGGCTAAAGAACAGCCCTGTGCTGTGACCATTGTTGATGTTGTTAATAAAACTACTAAAACTTTTAATAAATAAAATATATAAAAATATATGGCGACAATTACTAAGAAAAAAACAAAATCAAAATCTGATGAATTACTTTCTAAACCATATCGTTTAGATTTACATAATGATGACTATAACTCATTTGACCATGTTATTAGTTGTTTAATGAAAGTTTGTAATCATGAATTTGAACAAGCAAACCAATGTGCTCATCTCGTTCACTTTAGAGGTAAGTGTGATGTTAAATATGGTGATCTAGAAACTATATCTGGTATGAAGAATAAACTTCAAAGCTCTGGATTATCAGTTACTATGGAATCTAACGGTTAAACCAATTCCCGCCTGTTATACCACCTTTCTTTATAGATTTTGTTTGATTTTTGACTCTTAAAAAAGATCCATAATCAACTCCTTCTACGAAGTCAATGCTATTTAGACATTCGTTGATGAACTTTAAAATTTCTTTATCGGTAAAACTGTTTGCCCATTCATCAACCATTTCTCTGAATTCATTTTTTTGAAATATGCTTGTTGTATTAACAATGGTCATTACACAATCATCATGTCCAACATCGGCTGCGTATCTTGTATTACCAGCTGTTGTTGTGTGTTTAACAAATGTTGTTATTTCTCTTATTGTATCTTCATTATTTATTGCAAATCCTTTTGATAACATTAAATCTTGGTAGTCTTTAACTAACATATTTTTATTCTCACCTATTTTAAGACCTATTTTCTCTTCACTTGAATCCGATCTGTGTTTGTATCTAAAGAACACGGAAGATCCATAATCATTATTTCCATCAAAAACATGTGGCATTTCAGCTAATAGTGTATTTCCGTAATTATTTAACTCTAATACAACTTTTACATTTTCAGGATTTAAGTATTCAAAAACCAATAAGTATAATAGTTCTGATAATTGTTTAACTGATACTATATTACTTCTAAAAAGACCAATTTGTTCTAACCTAAAGAAATCAACCATTGATTTATAAGAAGCTTTTTGGGAATCTATTAAATCTTTGGATTTATTTGTTATTTTAAAAATATTTATCACTGAGTAATCTTGTCCAAGTCCTTCTGCTATATCGACAGAGATTATTATCTTATAATCCTTTCTTTTTATTGGTATGAATAGATTATCATCATCCACCCATTTTAGATCTGAGTAACTAAATTTAATTTTTCTATCAAATTCTTGTATTTCCTCGTGTATATAGTTTTTCTTACTCTTTAATAACTCATCAATTATAGCTTCGTTTAATAATGATTTACTAGCATTGATAAATCTTAATCCATATTCTTGATTAAAAGCATCTTCACCACCAATATCTTTAATAGCCTCTTCTTTCCAAGTTGTTACTTCTGATACAGCTCTTATGGGAATTTCAAGTCCTTTAGAATCCTCAATAAATAGAGATTTAACCTCATCATCTGTACAAAATTCATTATTATATATTTCAATTATATCTTTTAGTAAATCAGAGTTATACCCCATTTCAACTTTTGTTTTATCTCCCCATTTATCCTGACATACTTTTAATATATCCTCTTTTGTTAGACCATGTTCATATAATTTGTGATTGTTTAATCTAAGATAGGTGACAAATCGACCAGGTACTTGATACCAATAAACCCTCATCGCTTTGTAGTTATTCTTTTGCGGGTCTCCATCAGGTCTCTCACCATCACTTAATAGTTTGTGAAATAAGTTCATACCATTTGGTGTGGATGTTATAATAATTTTAGAATTAAGAACGGCTGCTGTAGTTGGAAAAGCAGCTGTATAGTAAGGTTCTATTATATTGGATGGAATGTGTGCAAACTCATCTAAGTAAAGAACGTCAATAGTAAAACCAATTGCTGGTGTCTTTGTCCTAGCAGATGTTTTAATTCTACAACCATTTTCGAATGTTAATGACTTTTGGTTCCAAGTTTTAATACCCGGTTTTAAGAAGAAAGGTAATAGACCATAAATAGATTTAATTTTATCTACGATTTCAACAGCCGTATCTCCTTTATTGGCAACAATCATTATATTCTTATCATTATCGAATAATATTTTATGTAACATGAAAATAGCCGATGAGATTGTATTGTGTGATAAAATACCATTTGTATAAAATCTATGATTTGGGTGGTCAACCGTTAGATCAAACATGGATGACTTAAAATTTTCCGAATTTAAAAAAATCACCTCTTGTAACCCATTTTCAGTTTGTATTAAATCGCCAATTTTTAAATATTTTGTAAATACTTCTTTAAAATCTTTATCAAATAGTATGTGATTATCCGCACATAATAATTCAAAATCTTTAGTCCTGACCATATAATGTCTGTATGGTTGTGTGATGTGTATGTCGGTCACTGAGTGATAACCAGTATCAGTTTTAACTTTTAAATCGAATAACGAAATCGAATTTAATATCTTTTTGGATATATCATCTTCGTCAAGTGATATTTTTCTATATTCGTATTTCTCTATTATCTCTATTAAGTTCTTAATATTTATTATTAAGAACTTTTTAAAAAAATTAAACATTTTTCAATTGTTTTGTTTTTTGTATAAAATTAACCACTTTTAAAATAGTTAATTCTTTATTTTCATTATATTCTTTTTCACTTATGTGTAATACACTATACCCTGAATTTATAATATTTTCATCTCGTCTCATCTCTCTCTCTTTATTTTCGGTTGTATCTCTGTGATAATAAGTTCCATCAAACTCTAAAATTAAATTTAGACTAGGTATAAAAAAGTCCGGTAGTATATATGATTTATTTAACTTCAATCTATATTCATAGTTATTCTTACTTTCATGTATATTATTATTTTTATCAAGTTTTGCAAAATAAACTTTATCAAAAAACCCAACATTTAGTAGTTCTTTATATATTGATATAAACATTTCTTGACTTATTTTACTATAATTAACTTTTTGATAATTTTTTAACCATTTTTCTTGTCTATCCATCCACTTTTTATGACCATCATCATATCCATATTTTTGAATACACTTTCTAAGTGAGAATGTGGTTTGTCTTTCTTTGAGAAGCTTCTCAGACTCATTAATTGAATAACCTTTATTTACATAGTATTGTAATGTTGTATCTGAAACTCTATCTTTAATTGCCAGTTTGGCAAAAGTGCTTATATGTTCTTCAACATTTTCTATTCCATCATATTTTATAAAATCTTTTGAAAATGGGCTTCTACTTCTCCTATCAGACTCACTAGTGTTACTTTTATGATTTGGATTTTTATTACCCTTTATTTTTTCAGAGAACATTTTTTTATACCTTTCTTCTTTCATATGCTTACCACTATTAATTGTAGTTTTTTCTCTATCACACAATGCCATTATTGGAGCACCAGGGAAAAGATTTTTATATTCAACAGTTGTCATATTATTATGTGCAAATTTTAAATGCTTACCATATATTCTTTTACATTGATCTCCACATATTCTACAGGTAACCGCTTCATTATTATCATTAATTTCCATATAAATAGTTATTTTTTTTATATATGAAAAATTCATGGCTACCTATCAAATTGGTTATATGTTTTCTAAAAAGTATAACCAGTCTTGTAGTTTTACTTTAAATTTTTCTAATAAAGTTAAACTTCTTTCCTTTGATAACATATAGTAATATAACTTTCCAATGCGAAAATCAATCTGAATACCATCCTTTTCAATACTACATAGAGTATTGAATGAAAAACACTTACCCACCTGTCTTGAAGCCATTAATATATTAAATCTGTTATTTACAAAGTTATCAAGTATTTCTTTTTGGTAGTCTCTTAGAAAGATATTACCGACACTACCATCTTCTCTTTTCACCTTACAGTATTTTTCTACAAAATAATGCACATCTAATGCACATCTGACATATTCTTGTTGTTCATCAGATGTCATTTTAAATACTACACCTGACCTTCTAAGACCTATTTCATTTTTTAACCAAGGATTTTGGTATCGTTTAACAACAATACCATCATTTATTTTGTCGGTTGCTTCATCTACTAACTTGGTAGTAAAGACCATTTGTTTTTCTAATATCTCTGCCACTGGAAAGAATAATTTTTTATATATATTGTAAAAAACCACCTCTATGTCAAAATCAGAAAAGGATAGAAATAGATTACAAGATGAATTTGATCAAATTCAATCAGAAGGAGGAGAATTTGATATCTCCAAACACTTAGCAACCGCAGAGGATTTACCTGATTTAGGTGAAATAGAGATATATGACTATGATTCAGATTTAACGGTATCTGGTCAACAATCAATGGATGTTTTAGAATCATTAGTTGATTTATTTTTAAGTGATGTGCCTCAGTTAAAAGAACACCCTTATATTAAAAATAAGATGAAAGAAGATGCTATGGTTTATGCAGAGGCTATATTTCTTTCTAAAATGACTAGAAAAAACTTTCTTTCTCAGTTAAGACAAATTGATAATGGTGATAATTCGGCTAGAATGCATGAAGTTGTAAATCAAACAATTGGTCAGATGAGAGAAAATGGCAAATTTTTATCTGGACAAAGAACTGAATTAGAGAAGTTTTACAAAACTTTGAGAAGAGATTTGGGTTATAATGAAATTGAAAATCCTGATGTTCAAAAGGCTTCTGAGCAACAATCATCAGAAGATGGTGATATAATGGATAGTCGTAAACTTAATGAGCTAATTAAAAATGCTATGATTAGCAAGGATAATGATAAAAAGAAGGATTAAAATTTATTAATAAATCTTTCAAATGTTTTAATAATCCTATCTAATACCAAATCTACTTTTGTCATTGAAAATGGATTTACTTTATTAAAAGTTACTTCATTTATTATTATACTTGGACTTTTTTCTTCTATTAATGATTTAACCTTTTCTTTAACATTGGATTCGCTATTATCATAAAGGAATTTTAATATATCATTTGATTTTTTACAAAGTTGAATAGTTGTTTTCTCATCATCATAGAAAAATATCTCATCATATTGATTAATTTCCTCATCTGTAAATTTAACATCATCCGTTTTTAATCCAAAAGCATGTTGTAATAATAATCTTATTTTTCTGTGTGATATTTTATCTCCGTCTCTGTTATAAAAAGTTTCTGAGAAATAATAATACTTTTTAACTTTAAGTCCAAGTTCTAAAAGAAAGTCTTCTAATTTTGATATTTGATATTCATAATTCTTTTCTGTATTTTTAGAACAAATTATATAAATATCATCATTTGAATTTTTTAAACTTAAAAAGTGATCTTCCCATATTTTATAATCTAAACTGTTTATAACCTCTGGGTTCATGAATTCTTGC